CAGTGACCTTAACGGTGCAATAGACGGAACAGCACTCACAGCAAACACCACACCAACAGCCCTACCTGACCTCTCCGCAACAGACTTCCAGATTGCACCAAAAGGCGTGGTCAACATTAAGTCCCTGCGTATTCTCGGAGGCTACGGCGCAACGGATGCTGAGTTGGAGGCGGCTACCACATGATAGAAGAAGCACCTAAAACAGACTTCTACCTAAAGCTATTTTCTGAGGCTGATGTTCCTACGGTTTTATCTGCGTTCTACAAGCAGGATACCACTAGTGAGCTTGACCCTGAGACTGGGGAGGAAATAGTAACGAATGTAGGTGACCCTTACTTTGTCCAAAACTCCCCAGACTATGCTATCGACTTAGTTGGTATCATCTACAAGCCAATAGGTAATATTCTCACAGATTCTGACGGTATTGAATACCCTGAGATGGCCCCTCTTGATGGCTACCATATCAATATTCGTCTTAATGGTGATAACCGTAGGGAAGACGTAGAGGCACTCTCTGATTACTTTGTAGACCCTACGACACCCTCAAGAGTTTGGTCGTGACTTGTATCGCCTCATATCTTCTTATGGCATGGATTAACGGCGTAGCACTTAAAGAAGCAAACTATCCTATACTTTGGTATTACTCAGACTATAGGATAAAGATAGCAGTAGCTAGGGATGGATACATTTGTATCGGTGGGGAGAAAATTTAAAATGCCAATGAGCAAAGCAGGAAAGAAAATGATGAATAACATGAAAAAGCAATATGGAGACAAAAAAGGTAAAAAAGTCTTCTACGCTATGGAAAACCAAGGTCGTGTACCCGGAATGGCTAAAGGTGTTATGGTAAAAGATTGCAAAGGTTACGACAATGGTGGCCTAGTTAAATCAACAAAAACACTTGACACAGGGATTAAAAGCTGTTAATATGGAATATAAAGAAGGTAAGGACTTTGAATGGGTCCCAATGAAAGACAAAAACGGTAAGGTAGTTAAAGATGGCAGAGGTGGTGCCGTTAAAACTCGTAGGTTCTTTACCAAAGCTGAAAAAGAAGCTATGAAGTCTGGGGATAAACCTAAGGCTAAACCCAAATCTAAACCAAAGTCTTCTGTTTCTAGTTCTGCACCTAAGTCAACTACCACAAAACCTCAAGCAAGACGTACTGAAGGTCAAATCCGTAGCTCCTCTGGTGGCCGTACCCGTTACACACCCACAGAGTTTACTAATGATGGTGGGCCACGTAGAGGAAGCGTAAAGCCTGAAAAGAAAACCAGAGGTGGTCTGTCGATCTCGGCAAATGTCTACCCTAAAACTGAAAAAGTACCCAACCCAGAAGATTCGGTTAAAGTCGGCTCTCTAACGGTTACGCCTTCACAAAGACTTTCAGATGCAGGTAAAAGAATTGATTCTTACAGAGTATCAAAAGAAAATAAAAGCATTAATGGTGTAACTTTTGACGAGTGGAGAAAACTTTCACGTTCTGAACGTGTAGAAAAAAACTTGCCATTAACCAATCAAGAGTTTATGAGGGCAATGCGACTAAAAGGCAAAACTTCTGGCATGTTTAATGGCGGTATGGTTAAGTCTGGTAACAAAGACTACAAGAAGTCTGGTATGTTCTACCAATCTGGTTCCCCTAGAGGTTATAAGTGAAGAATTACAGAGAGAAATCGGTAATTATTGCTTGTACTACAAGTGCACAGAGGGAGACTCTTTATGAATGTCCCTCTAATTGCCGTGCTCGTGTTCCTCTTGTATTTATAACTAATGTTAACGGTACTGTATCTATTACCTTTGAATGGTATCGTGCAGCAGACACAACGCACTACTACATTATTAGTGGTAAAAACCTCAGTACTGGTGAGTTTATTCAACTTTCTGATGGCTATATTGTCCTTGAACCGGGAGATAAACTAGAGGTAACCCCTACTGGCTCTACCCCACAAGTAGATGCCCTTTGCACTGTAGAAGAAATCTTTATCCCTGTTGGTGGTGCATAATGGGACGTACTAACGAAGCTCTGTGGAAGCGTACAGTATCCCGTATTAAAGCAGGTTCTAAAGGCGGTAAAGCAGGACAATGGTCAGCTAGGAAAGCTCAATTAGCTACTCAAGCCTATAAGAAAGCCGGTGGTGGATATTCAGGGACAAAAACCAAAGCTCAGGAGTCCCTCAGCAAATGGACAAAAGAAGACTGGGGAACAAAATCAGGTAAGCCTAGCACTCAAGGTAAAGATGCTACAGGAGAGCGGTATCTACCTAAAAAAGCAAGGGAATCTCTGTCCAAAAAAGAATACGCTAAAACTTCTGCAAAGAAACGTAAAGACACCAAAGCAGGTAAACAGTTCTCCAAACAACCTAAAACTATCGCAAAGAAAACAGCAAAGTACAGGAAATAACAATGGCTAAGACAGAAAAGCAACAGAAGTTTTTGGACGTTCTTTTTGGTGAGGCTCGTGGAGACCTGTATCAGGCTAAGAAACTGGCTGGTTACTCTCCTGTTACACCTATTAAGGATATTACCACACCTCTTGCAGAAGAGATTACAGAACTAACACGTAGGTATATTGCTACATACGGACCTAAGGCAATGTTTTCTATTGCAGATGTTATGGAAAATCCGACAGACCTAGGCAACAAAGAAAAACTTAATGCTGCTAAAGACTTCCTAGACCGTTCTGGATTGAAGGGGGCAGAAAGAGTAGAGGTTAAGGCGGAATCCCCTTTGTTTATCTTACCGCCAAAAACAAATGATGAGTGAAAAACCATTAAAAGTTAATAATAAAAATACTAAAATACCTGCTCCTTCACACTATAACGAAGAGTATGAGTATTTCCCACTTGTTCGTATTGGTAGAATGGTTCCTTTTGGATATGAACAAGACCCTAATGACCCTGATATTTTACTTCCTATTGAAGAGGATTTAGAGCTACTAGAACAAGCCAAGGTACACCTTAAGCAATACAGCCTACGTGATGTTGCTGCTTGGTTGTCTGCTCATGCTTCTAGAAGTATCTCCCACATGGGCTTAAAAGATAGGATTAGAATTGAACAAAGAAGACATAGAGAAGGCCTCATGCAACGCCAGCTCATTGAACGCCTTGAGAAAGCGATCGAGAAAGCCGAAAGGATCGAGAAAAGGAAACTCGGCAAACGCAGGAAAATCACCAGCGAAAGCCAAGACTCCTGATATTGACGTTGAGGTAGCACAAGAAAAGCTACAAGAGGTTGCTCAAGACAGAAAAATTATCTTTCAACCTAACCCCGGACCGCAGACTAACTTTCTTGCTGCAAGTGAACAAGAGGTTCTTTATGGTGGTTCTGCTGGTGGTGGTAAGTCTTATGCAATGGTTGCAGACCCTATTCGCTATGTTAACTCCGCAGGGTCTCGTAAGCTCTTGTTGCGCAGGACAACAGAAGAACTCAGGGAACTTATTGGGGTATCTAAGATGTTATACCCTGAAGCAGTACCCGGAGCTAAGTTCTTAGAAAGAGATAAGACTTGGGTATTTCCTTCTGGTGCTACTCTTTGGATGTCCTATCTTGACAGAGATGATGACGTAACTCGTTACCAAGGTCAAGCGTATAACTGGATTGGGTTTGACGAACTTACTCAGTGGGCTAGCCCTTATGCTTGGAACTACATGCGTTCTCGTCTACGTAGTGCAGATAGAAACTTACCACTGTATATGAGGGCAACTACTAACCCCGGAGGCTCAGGTCACCAATGGGTTAAAAAGATGTTTATTGACCCTTCTCCTGCAGGTAAAGCTTTCTGGGCAACTGATGAGTTTGGGGAAACAATTACTTGGCCTAAGGGGCACTCTCGTGAGGGAGAACCTCTTTTTAAACGTAGATTCATTCCAGCTACTCTTTTTGATAATCCATATCTTGCTGGCGATGGTATGTATGAGGCCAATCTTCTTTCATTGCCTGAGCATCAACGTAGACAGCTTCTTGAGGGTGACTGGGATATTAACGAAGGTGCAGCCTTCCCAGAGTTTAACCGTAAGATTCATGTAATTGAGCCTTTCGATATTCCACACAACTGGCCTCGGTTTAGGGCATGTGACTATGGTTATGGTTCATACTCTGGTGTACTTTGGTTCACTGTAGCCCCTGATGACCAGATTATTATTTACAGAGAAATGTACGTATCCAAAGTACTTGCTACAGACTTAGCAGATATGGTACTTGAAGCAGAGTCAGAAGAAAAGATTAGATACGGTGTACTTGACTCTTCTTTGTGGCATAAGCGTGGGGATACTGGCCCTAGTCTTGCTGAAACAATGATCCGTAAGGGTTGCCGCTGGAGACCTTCTGATCGTTCTGCTGGTTCTCGTGTAGCTGGTAAGAATGAAATACACAGAAGATTGCAAGTAGATGATTTCACAGAAGAGCCTCGTATGGTTATCTTTAATACTTGCAAGGCTTTAATTGAACAGCTTCCGGGGCTACCTCTGGACAAGAATAACCCAGAAGATGTTGATACTAAATCTGAAGATCACTTGTATGATGCTCTTCGCTACGGTCTAATGTCCAGACCTAAAACAGGACTATTTGATTATGACAACTGGGCAGGTAAAAAACAATACCAACCTGCTGACAACACCTTTGGTTACTGAGGATAAACATGGACGAAGAACTTACATTTGACTCTGAAGATATGGCTTCTATTGAAGACACCTCTGGAGACATGCCAACAGATAAGCCAGCAGGTAGGATTGTTAGTTATGTCCAAGAAAGGTTTTCTAAGGCAGAGACCGCAAGAGAGACAGAAGAACGCCGTTGGCTCCAAGCTTATCGCAATTATCGTGGTATCTATGGTCCTGATGTTCAATTCACATCTACAGAAAAGTCCCGTGTTTTTGTTAAAGTAACAAAGACTAAAGTTCTCGCTGCTTATGGTCAAATTGCAGAGGTTCTTCTTGGTAACAACAAGTTTCCCATTACCATCAACCCAACAGTACTTCCTGATGGTGTAGCTGAATCTGTTCATGTAGAGACTAACCAACAATTCCTTGAAGCTAAAGAACAAGTCATGGGCGGTCAAGAGGATACTTCTCTTCGTCCCGGTGAAACACTTGCAGACCTTCGTAAGCGTCTTGGACCACTGAAGAACAAACTACAAAACGTAGAAAACATTAAAGAAGGTCCGGGAACTCTTGCTTCTCAAATTACATTCTCTCCTGCTCTTATTGCTGCCAAGAAAATGGAGAAAAAGATTCATGACCAACTAGACGAATCCCAAGCAAATAAGCACCTGCGTTCTACTGCATTTGAGTGTGCATTGTTTGGTACTGGTGTTATGAAGGGTCCGTTTGCTATTGATAAAGAATACCCCAACTGGGATGAAGACGGTAACTACAATCCAATAATTAAAACTATCCCATCTACTTCTAACGTATCTATCTGGAATTTCTATCCTGATCCTGATGCACATAATATGAATGAAGCAGAGTACGTGGTAGAACGCCATAAGATGTCTCGTAACCAGCTTCGTGGGCTTAAGAACCGCCCTTATTTCCGTGACAATGAGATTGATGTTGCTATTGAAATGGGTGAGTCCTATGTCAAAGAATGGTGGGAACAGGAAATGGAGGACGATGCTCAAGAAGTACGTACAGAGCGTTACGAAGTCCTTGAGTTCTGGGGTAACGTAGACCGTAGCATTCTTGAAGATCACGATGTAACTATCCCACGCGATCTCCGCAAGAAAGACTCTATCAGTGTTAATATCTGGGTATGTAACGGTCGGGTACTTCGTCTTGTTATGAATCCCTTTACCCCTGCTATTATCCCCTACTACGCTGTACCATATGAGATGAATCCTTATAGCATGTTTGGTGTTGGTGTTGCAGAAAACATGGATGACACTCAGACCCTCATGAATGGGTTTATGCGTATGGCTGTTGATAATGCTGCTCTTAGTGGTAACTTGATTTTTGAAGTAGATACAGCTAACCTTGAGCCGGGGCAAGACCTTGAGATTTATCCGGGTAAAGTCTTCCGTAGAGAGGCAGGTGCTCCGGGACAAGCTATCTTTGGCACTAAGTTCCCTAACGTCTCTAACGAAAATATGCAGATGTTTGACAAGGCTCGTGTTCTTGCAGATGAGTCTACAGGCTTCCCCTCTTTTGCTCATGGTCAAACTGGTGTAAGTGGTGTAGGACGTACAGCCTCAGGTATCTCTATGTTGATGTCTGCTGCTAATGGTTCTATTCGTAACGTGGTGAAGAACGTTGATGACTATCTCCTTGCACCTCTTGGTCGAGCACTCTTTGCTTTCAATATGCAATTTGACTTTGACCCAGAGATCAAGGGTGACCTAGAGGTTAAGGCAGAAGGTACTCAAAGTCTTATGGCTAATGAGGTACGCAGTCAACGTCTCATGCAGTTCCTTGGTGTTGTCCAGAATCCTGCTCTTGCTCCCTTTGCACGGCTTGACTACATTGTTCGTGAGATTGCCTCTTCTATGGACCTTGATCCAGATAAGGTTGCTAATAGTATGCAAGAAGCAGCCCTTCAAGCAGAAGTACTTAAGAAGTTCCAAGAGATGAATCCGCCAGCACCTCAACCTCAGGGTGGCCCCGGAGAAGCTCCAGCAGCCCCTCCAGCAGGCGCACAGGCGCAAGACACTCAAGGTAGTGGTGGGGGTACCGTAGGAACAGGGTCGGCACCTCCTCCGGGCGCTCCGGGCTTCTCAGGCAATACTGGTGAAGGACCTGTACAATGAACCTAAAGCAACTAGTTAATAACTCTGAACTGTGGGTTGCTTTTCTTTCAGAGATGGATGATCGGATTAAAGTAGTTCAAAAACAAATGTCTGTTGCTGATGAACCAAGAGATTTGTATCGGTATCAAGGTGAATTGAAACAACTTAATAGTTTAAAAAGACTGAGGGAAAAAGTGAATAATGGCTAATCTTGATATTGAATCTGTACCCTTTTTTGACAGACCCCAAAGTTCTGGACCTAAAGATAGATTTATTGGTAAAGATGAAGCAGGTAATTCTGTTTTTGAGACTGTTACTGGCGAAGTTTATACTATTAAACCTGCTGCAGACCAACGCACGACAAGAACAAAAATCGAAGAGGACGTAGTTCCTGCCGTTAAAGAGTATATCAGAGACCCAAGCCTTCCTTCTGCAGAACAGATGAAACAGTTTGGTGTTGACGCTATGACGGGTGCATATGAAAGTGTTAGTGATGCCGTAAGGGGTAGGGGTACCTACGGTGACGTGTTTGGGGTTGCCGGTTCTGCCTCAATGAGTTCTGTTGCAGAAGTGCCTGAAGGTGCTGTGCGTTCTTTTGGGGGGCGCTCAAAATCAGGTCCTGTAAAAGTTCCTCGATTTAGGGTGCGGGGGGAGAATACTCAGTACCCCAGCCCAACTTTTGGGAATAAAAAACTTCGGGATATTTTTGAAGAGGACCAGTGGGAAAATCATCTTGATCTTAATTTTGAACCTGAACAAGAGGGTACTATTAATGAGGGTCCTTTTTTTGTAAACCCAGAAAATGGTGATACTTTTGGTAGCGGCCCAGAATTTGAATTAGGTTATGCCCCTAACCTTCGAGTTCATGACCTTGCAAATGTAGCTCTTGGACGTAACTCCATAGAAGAGGTGCTTGACTACATTGGCATGGACCCAGAACCTAAGTTGGTCAACTATGTTAATCAACGGTTGTCTAACTTGCAAGAACGTCCTGAGTTTCAAGAGTACCTTGAACGTTATCGGGTGTTAAATGAAGAGTATGATCCCTATGGTTTTTTGGGTGCCTCTTCTCGAACAAGTAATCAAGTTGCTGTCTTTAGGTCCCCTATCCCCGAAGTTATTAACCAACTTACTTTTCCCAAAGATGGGATAAAAGGGTCTCAGCTTCTTAAAGAGTTTCAAGATAGCCCTTCTATTCGAGCCTCGGAGTTTAAAAGTCTGGGGGTGAAGATTAACCCGCAACAAAAATACACCCGTGAAGAAGTTGACAACCTTTTTGAGGGTAAACTTTGGGATGCTTCTGTATACCTTGTAGAGCAGCCTATGTACTCTTCATTACAACGGCAACCAGTTCTAGATCCCGGTGTCGACTACTTTGAACTTATCGTAAATGCTAACAGCCCTAGCGGAAAAAATTTTAGAGCAATTTCTCAACACTTTGAGAATAACACATTATCACATGCACGCGCATCTGTGAAAGCAGACACAAGGACAGGGCAAGACTACATCCTTCTTGAGGAGCTTCAAAGCGATCTTTTGCAAAAAGGTTTTGAGACAAAACCACTTCCTAACTCCGACAGAGTTTATGCAAAGTACGGTCTCCATATAACTCCAAGTGACCTTGACGAATTTGTAAAAGCTTCCGACGACGAGATTGCTGAGGGCCTTAGTATAGCTGCTGACATAAATCAATACAAAGAATTTAATGCGTTGCCTGAAGAATTAAAAGATGCGCATGAAAAGTTTATAAATAACTCTTCTGAGGGCAGCTTCAGAGCATACAGAGTTGCTATGGATATTATGAAATATTACCCAGCGCGCGAAGTGACCACCATATCTGAACTTCTTACTGAAATCAGGGATGACCTACGAGCTAATCCAGAAAGAGAACTTCCTAAACCACCAATTCAAAAAACTGAAGAAGGTGTCCGTCTTGCTTTTGATGGGCTTTTAGCTGAAGCTGCAACTCGTGATATATCTCGTATTGTGATTCCTCCTTTTGAGCGTATTGTTGCTGAGAGGTTTACTCCCGGCAGTGCTAGATATTTTAATGCTTTAAAACCTTCAAGTGGTTTTTCCGCAACTTATAAAAAAGCTCTAAATAAAATTCTTAAAGAGTACGAGGAAGAGCTTGGGAGAGAGAACTTTAGTACCCGTTTAGTAGATATAGACTATGAACCTATGGCCTATAAAGACAAAGATACAGGTAAAGTTGTGGACCTACCTACTACAGGAATAGAAGTGTCCTTTAAAGGTGCCTTAGATCAAGGGTATGACTTTACTGCACCCAAGTTTGCTGAAGGCGGTTTGGTGCAAAAATATAACAAAGGCGGAACAGTGGAGAAACAGATGAACAGACTATATCAAGAAGGTGGCCTTGCGGATGATGGTGCCCGTGTAGAGCCAGTCACAGGTAATGAAGTACCTCCCGGTAGCTTGTCTGAAGAAGTACGAGACAATGTAGATGCTAAACTTTCAGAGGGAGAATACGTTGTACCTGCTGATGTAGTCCGGTATTACGGTGTTCGTTTCTTTGAGGCCCTTCGTGCAAAGGCTAAAGAAGCTTTCTCTAAAATGGAGTCTGAAGGTCGTATTGGTGGTGAACCTGTGGATGCCCAAGGTGTACCAATGGAAGATGACGAACTAACACCAGAAGAAATGCAAATGCTTGCTGAAGCCCTTGGTCAAGCACCACAGGGTATGGCTATGGGTGGTATGGTTCAACAGCAACCTATTCCAGCATATAACCCCTACGCTCAACAACAGATGCAATACAACAACCCAAACATGCGTATGCCTGTTGGTATGGCTGAAGGTGGTGAAGTTAAAGCCCCAAAGTTTAACCCTTCTCAGTATCAACTTTACCCTAGCGGAAATCAAATGGGTGCAGGCTCTGGTGGTGGCATTGAGATTGTAGACTATATTAATGTAGAAACTGGTCAAATTCGTCCTATTACACTTCTGAATGGTCAGCCTATGGGTCTTGTACCTGAAGGGTTTGTTCGTGCTACACCTGAAAACCGTGAGCAAGCTATGGAAAACGCAGGTATGGCTTCTGAGCAGATGGGCGAAAAGACCACAGAGGAAGTCCTTGATGTCCGTGATGACTCTGAAAGTGAGCAACGCCGCATGGAGCTTTCTCAGGATCAAGCTAATAGAGGTTCTCAATACAAGAGTTGGGCAGAAAAAAATATCGAAAAGATTGATAAAAATCCAGAAGAATTTGTCAAAGAACTTTTAAGCCCAAGCATAGAAGGTAAGGTTGTAAAGGGACTTTCAAAGGCGGCTATTGGTATGGGTGGGATTGCTGGATTGGGCCTTGGCATTGCTGGGGCAGCTTTCTCAGAGCTTAATCCTCTTGCAAAAGCACGAGCAGTTCGAGAAGACCTTAAAGCACGAGGTATAGATACCACAACTGTAGACGGGTATATCAAGTCTTATGTTGATGAACTTCCAAATGCTCTTGATGCTATTGACGAGTCTTGGGCATCAGGTAAAGGTTTCCTTAGTGGTATTACTGATGTTAGAAGTTCTATGGGCAGCACAACAAGCAAACCAAAAGAAAAACTTTTTGTTCCCAGCGCAAGTAAAAAAACTAGTACTGAAGATGGTGCTGCAGAAGAGAAAAGAGCACAAGAACGTTACGATGCCTTTCAAAAACAATATGAAGAAAATGTCAAGGATGCTCAAGAAAACCAGTATGGCCAAACTACAGGTAAAGGCTTGACAGTAGAAGATATTGAAGATGATCTTATGCCAATGGCTGAAGGTGGTTTCGTCGCAAAACCCTCAAAATATAAAAGTAAAGTTACCCGTAAAACGGAAAAGAAACGTCGTGGTCTAGGTTCAAAGTAACGTAGTACAATGGCTACCCCGCTAGTTAGTCTAGCAGGCCCCAACAAAGGAGAATAGTTATGGCCCAAGATAAAGTATATGTAGATTCGAGTTATCGTCGTTCTAAGAATCAAGCTCGTATTGAGCAAGAGGAAAAAGAACTGGAAGCTCTGATGAGTAAGTCCTCTGAAGAAGTGGAGGAAAAAATTCAAGAAGAAGAAGTTCAAGAAGATGTACAAGAAACTAAGTCAGAAGACAAAGAACTGGACGCAGAGGAAAAAACCTTTAAGAAGCGTTATGGTGATCTTCGTCGTCATATGGCTGAGAAAGAAAAAGAGTGGGAAGAACGTTTTGCTCAACTAGAACAAGCAAAGAAAACAACTCAAGTTATTCCCCCCAAATCAGATGAAGACCTTGAAGCATGGTCTCGTAAGTATCCTGATGTAGCTAGTATTGTTCACACTATTGCAGAGAAAAAAGCTAAGGAACTCTTTTCTAAAGCAGAGAGTCGTTTAAAAGAATTTGATGAAGCTCAGTATGAAGCACAACGTACTAAAGCAGAAACTCAAATCCGCAAGGCTCATGAGGACTTTGACGAACTAAGAGCTTCTGATGACTTCCATAGCTGGGCAGAGGATCAACCTAAGTGGGTTCAAGACGCTCTCTACGAGAACTCTGACGATCCTGCTTCTGTCATTCGTGTCATTGACTTGTATAAAGTTGATAATGGTATGACACCTAGCGCAAAGAAAGCTCAGTCTAAGGATGCAGCTAAGTCAGTTAAGACCTCTGCTACCCCAAGAGTTAATGCAGACTTTAAAGGCAAGATTATTAAAGAATCTCAAGTTGCTAAGATGTCTGATAAAGAATTTGAAGATAGTTGGGAGGCTATTCAAGCAGCTCAAGCTTCAGGTAATTTTGTGTATGATCTTTCAGGTGGTGCACGATAATAAACCCTTGACAACCAAAACTTTTTAAATATAACTTAGATTGTCTAAGGATAATACGTAGGTCAGCCCCATTATGGACAACCTGACCTACAACCTTCAAAGCCTACAGCACAATAAGACTAACCTGAATTAGTATAGGCCCGCTTTAGTGAACTCCGGCCAGAGTGACCTTAAGTGCACCCTAGAAAGTACAGCCTCTTAGACGTGGTGTTTAGCTTTCGCAAAGCCAAATATCATAGGAGGATTATAAAATGGCTTTTAATACCGCAAGCGGTTACGGCAACCTTCCCAACGGGAATTTTAGTTCCGTAATCTATTCCAAGAAGGTACAACTTGCCTTCCGTAAATCGACCGTTGTTGGTGACATCACTAACTCGGATTACTTTGGTGAAATTGCTGCTCAAGGTGACACAGTTCGTATCATCAAGGAGCCGGAAATTTCCGTAAGCCCTTATGCCCGTGGTACTCAGATTCAAGCACAAGACCTTGATGACGAAGACTTCTCGCTGGTTATCGACAAAGCTAACTATTTTGCTTTCAAAACAGATGACATTGAAGAAGCACACAGCCACGTCAACTTTATGGACCTTGCTACCAACCGTGCGGCTTACCGCTTGGCTGACCAGCATGACCAAGAAGTTCTGGGCTATCTGTCGGGTTACAAGCAATCTGCAACTCACGCAAATGCTGACACTGTTAATGACCAAGTTAACGGTTCTAAGGCTGTGGACACTGCAGGTTCCGACGAACTCCTGTCGAGCATGAAGCTTAAGAAGGGTGACTTTGGTAACATCACGACTGGCTCTGCTGGCGATCACTCGATCCCTGTTGCTGCACGTCTTCCGGGTGCTACTGCTCTTCCGACTGCTTATGTTTCTCCGGTGATGCTCATCAACCGTATGGGTCGTCTTCTGGATCAACAGAATGTCGATAAAGCTGGTCGTTGGATTGTTATTGATCCGGTGATGATGGAAATCCTGCAGGATGAAGACTCGCGCTTCATGAACGCAGACTTCGGTGATTCGGGTGCTCTCCGTAACGGCCTCGTGCTGAACAACTGGAATGGCTTCCGTGTCTATGTCTCTAACAACCTGCCTTCGGTTGGTACTGGCGCAGCTACCACTGGTACTGCTAACCAGAATGCTAACTACGGTGTGATTGTTGGTGGTCATGATTCCGCTGTTGCTACGGCAGAACAGATCAACAAGACAGAGACGTACCGTGATCCTGACAGCTTCGCAGATATTGTTCGTGGTATGCACCTCTATGGCCGTAAGATTCTGCGTCCTGAGGCTCTTGTCACAGCAAAGTATAACCTCGCTTAAGCTGAGATAGAAAGGATTAAATCATGGCTACTGTAAGCTCTCTCGCAAAAGCCGTTGGTGGTAAGGGTAACCCCGGTCGTAAGCCGTATTTCGTTGAGGTTGAAATTGACCTCGCGGCTGCAGCTACGGCAAAGGGTTCTGCTCTTGCAGCTAACGACATCATCCAAGCAATCACTGTTGGTACTAACACCGCAGTAATGTTTGCAGGTATGGAAATCACTGCTGCTCCGGCTGGTGGTACTTCCTGTACTGCAGACCTTGGTATCACAGGTGGTGACGTTGACGCATTTGTTGACGGTTTCACTATCACTGGTGGTTCGGCTGGTGACTATGCCACTCTGGCAAACACTGCTGCTCCCATCATCGTGACTGCCTCGGACACCATCGACGTGCTCGTGCTTGGTACTACACCGGATACCTCTGGTAAGATTCGTGTCTTCGCGTATCTGATGGATGTTGACAGTGTTGGTACAAGCCGCGCTGCTGATGAAGTTGTTCGTGACGTTCTCGCGTAACTAACTTAGGGGACTGCCTTAGGGTGGTCCCCTAGCTCTCTTAGAGGTATTTGAATGTCTAATTACGTAACCCTTGTTAATCTTCTACTCACTAGATTGAATGAAGTAACCCTTGATACAGGAGGAGATGGGTTTACGTCTGTTCGCGGCGTACAGTCTTTGGCTAAAGCTGCGGTTAATAATAGCATCAATGAAATTCTACAGAAGGGTCAAGAGTGGCCTTTTCTTAAAACTACTTATACACAAACACTTGCTGCTGGTACAGGAACTTATGACTTTCCTGCAGATTATTCAACAGCAGACTATGAAACATTTTATTTAAAACAACTTGCATCAAAAGAAAACAATCCTACACATCTTCCTGCAATTACTTATGAACAATATGTTAAGAACTATCGTTCTATGGATGAGCTAGGAGACTCCGGTAGTGGTATTTCATCACCTGAATATGTGTATCAGACTTACGATGAGAAGTTTGGACTCACACCTGTCCCTGATGCAGCATATGAAGTAGAGTATGTATATTGGAAGTTTCCCTCTGATTTGACACTATATAATGACGAGTGCGTTATTCCTGCTAGGTTTAATCACACTATTATTGATGGGGCAATGTACTACATGATGGTCTTTCGCTCTAATGAACAAGGTGCAGCAATTAACCAACAGAAATTCCAAGAAGGTATCCGCCAGATGGAACGGGTGCTTATTGATGAACCCATTAGAGTAACCTCAACAATGATTCAAGGTAGAACTAATGCCGGATAGAATTAGCTCTTTTCCTGCCTCTTGTGTGGGGGGACTAATTACTAACCAAGACCCTCTCACTCAAGCAAGCCAACTCCCCGGTTCAGCCATACGTATGATTAACTATGAGCCTGCCCTTCAGGGTGGGTATCGTCGTATCAGCGGGTACACTAATGACTACGGCACTGTTCCCGGAGAAACTGACACTCCTGTTCTTGGGGTTGCAGTATTTAATCAACTTAATGATGGAATTTTTGCTTGCAGAAAACCAGCTTCAGGTAATAATTATTTTCATTACTGGGATAACGGTACAAGTGCTTGGGTAACTCCCACTACTGCTGGTTCACCAACAATGACTGGTGTATCTAAAGTCAGATTTGCTAAAGTCAACTGGGGTGTAGCTAAACTTGTTATGGTAGATGGGGTTAATCCTGCTGCTACTTGGGACGGGACAACCTACGCACAGATTACTGGTGGTTCTTCCCCTTCTGCTCCTTCTTTTTGTGAAAGTTTTGCCAGTCACCTGTTTTTAGCGGGGGATTCTTCTGACACAAATATATTGTACTTTTCTGCACCTCTTGATGAAACAGATTGGACCCCTGCTGCTGGTGCTGGAGTAATTAATGTAGGGTTTGAGATTAAACAAATCAAAGCTTTCCGAGATCAACTGTTTATTTTTGGTGTCAATAATATTAAAAAGCTTGTTGGCAATAGTATTGCAGACTTTCAACTTCTTGATGTTACTAATAATTTAGGTTGCGTCTCTTCTGACTCTGTGGTAGAATTTAATGGTGATTTGCTCTTCCTAGCTCCTGATGGTATTAGACCTGTAAGTGCTACTGAACGTATTGGTGATATTGAACTTGGTACTTTGTCTAAGTCGGTACAAGAGTTCTTTGAGACATTTACTGCAACAGAAGACCTTAGCACTATTACGATCTTGGTACTGAATAAGAAGTCTCAGTTTAGGCTTTTCTTTGCTAACTCTGAATCCCTAGGTCTTATTGGTTCTATCAGAAGAACAGGCCAACAGGGTATGGGATTTGAGTATTCTCAGCTTGTAGGTATTGAGGTTTCTTGTGGAGACTCTGGTTACATTGGCGATGAAGAATATGTGATTCACGGGGATTCCACAGGTAAAGTCAACAGACAAGAATCAGGGCAAAACTTTGGCGGTAATCCTATTCTTTCATTGTACCAAACACCGTATGTATTTATGGACGACCCTATTCTTAGAAAGATTTGTTACAACGTACATACCTATCTTAGAGCAGAAGGTCAGGTCACAATCAACCTAGGTGTATCATATGATTATGGTAACACAGAGACACTAAACCCTACAGACTACTCTACATCTACTGCTGGTGCTGCTGCCTTCTGGAACACTGCTACATACGATTCTACAGACATATATGATGGCAACCCAAGCCCAGTAAAGAAATCAAACATAGAAGGTTCAGGGGACTCTGTTTCATTTAGCTATGTAACTACAGAAGACCAACCTAGCCACACAATTCAAGCCTACGTAATATCTTATACTTTGGCAGATAGACGATAAAGGAAATATAAATGTCAGGTTACACTAGACAGTCAGCTTCAGAAATTATCGCAACAAACGTTGTTAAAGCTGCCCCTGTTAATGCAGAATACAATAAACTTCGTGATGCCTTTGCTTTTGATAGCGCAGGTACTACAGGACACAAGCACGATGGTTCTTCTGATGAAGGATCATATGTCCCTCTGATTGCTGATGTAGATGGTCTGAACAAAGTAAGTGTAGATACTTCCAATAACCGTGTTGGTGTTTTTGTTGAGGTATCTTCTTCTGCTGTTGAACAAGTACGTTTTCAAGACGGTGCCATTCTTCCTGTAACAGATAACGATATTGATCTTGGTGCTGTTGGTGCTGAGTTTAAAGATATTTATATTGATGGTGTTGCGTATATTGATGATATTCGTGGACCTCTTACAGGTGATGTCACTGGTAATATCACTTCTACAGGCACTAGCGCATTCACAACTGTAGACATTAACGGTGGAGCCATTGATGCAACTACCATTGGTGCTTCTACTGCTGCTGCTATCACAGGCACTACCATCACTGCAAGCACAGGATTTGTAGGTGATCTTACAGGCAATGTCACTGGTGACCTGACTGGTAATGTAACTGGTAATATCACAGGGGATGTGACTGGGGACCTAACAGGTAATGTGACTGGCAATCTCACAGGAAATGTTACCGGAGATGTTACAGGTAACCTTACAGGTAATGTTACAGGAAACTTGACCGGCAATGTGACAGGTAATATTACTTCTTCTGGTTCATCCACTTTTAGCGGTACTCTCACTGTACCCACACCAATATCAAGCACAGATGCAGCAACTAAGGCTTATGTAGACTCTCAGCTTGGCATTACAATTAGTGACTTTGCTATTACTGAGTCTGGCACTGATCTTAACTTTAGTTATTCTGGTGGTAATGTAGCTACACTCACTTCTGCTGGTGACTTTAGTGTTAGTAGTATCACTCTTGGTGGTTCGGATATACAAACACTTATTGATGGTGCTAAACCTTCTTTTCAAGCTACAGCCTCAGGTGCATTGTCTGATGGGTCAATGGTGATTGTGAACACGGATGGTACAGTCAGTGTTGCGCCTGCTATTTCCTCTGTTGTTTTTGAAAGTGCTACTTCTTCTTATATCTCTGCCACCTATGACACCACGAACAATAAAGTTGTAATTGCATACAGGGACACCGGAAATTCAAGCTATGGTACCGCTGTAGTTGGGACTGTTACTGGTACAAGTATTAGTTTTGGTACTCCTGTTGTTTTTGCAAGTGCAGCTACACGAGGTATATCAGCTTGTTTTGATTCTTCAAACGGTAAGGTGGCTATTTCATATTCTGATGAAACTGATGGCTATGCAATCGTAGGCACTGTCTCAGGTACAAGCATTAGTTTTGGTACTGCTGTTCTTTTTGATAACACTGTACTTGAGACAAATATAACTTATGATACCAGTAACAGTAAAGTTGTTGTTTTCTATCCGACAGGTGGTAGTAGTTATGGTATTGTAGGCACTGTTTCAGGTACGAGCATTAGTTTTGGTACTGCTGGTCTTTATGCTGCTACTACTACTACTAAGATAAGAAGTGTTTATGATACGACAAACGCAAAGATAGTTACTGCTTATGTTCAAACGTCAGACATTGATGGATATGCAGTTATAGGTACTGTAAGCGGTACTTCCATTAGCTTTGGCACACCAGTAAAGTTTCGAACAGGTACGCTGAGTATAACAGAAGGTTTGAGTATAGCTTACGATTCTGTTAACAGCAAACCTGTAATTTTTTACTCTGACGACAGTACAGGAAAAGGTTATGGTATTGTAGGTACTGTAAGTGGTACTTCCATTAGCTTCGGTACTGCTGTTGAATTTAACAACAGCAACACTGGTTATATCAGTTCTTCTTATAACCCGCAGTCAGGTAAGGTAGTTGTTTCATACAGAGACACTGGAAATTCTAATTATGGTACAGTTATTGAAGGTACTGTCTCAGGCACAAGCATTAGTTTTGAATCAGAACTGGTAATTGAGTCCAGCCTTAGTTCTTATTTCTCTTCTGTGTACGACCCAGATAATGAAAGTGTTGTAGTGGCTTACTCAATTAGTGGGCAAGGTAAGGCACTGTCTTACCCTAAGTTCTTAACAACAGAAAATAACTTTGTTGGTATTTCTAGTGGGGCATACACAGACGGACAAACAGCAAAGATACAAATTGTTGGTTCTGTAGATGATGCACAATCTAGTCTAACAGCAGGTAACAAATATTACCTTCAAACAGACGGAACTCTAGATACAGTTGCAGACATCCCTGAAGTTTATGTTGGACTGGCTATTGCTTCTGACAAAATTATCGTGAAAGGTTGATAAATGAAAACCCTAGTTAAAAATAATGTATCTTTATATGTTTTTGATGACTCAGAAGTACTCAAGATTGGTAATAAAAATACTGTTGTAGGGGAGCCTGTTAAGTTTATGATTATGGATTGTGGCAGTAGCAATAGTAATATGCACACTGGCGTAACACCTCCTGAGGATTGGCAAGGCGGTAAATATTTTTTTGACGGGACTACTTGGACACTTAACCCCGACTGGTCGGAGAATCTCTAATGAACTTTACCCCTCAACAACAACACTCTCTCCTGACTAAAATGGGTTATGATGGACCAGTCAACCCAAGAATGATGGAGGCTTTTCTTTCATCTAACCCCGGTGCTGCTGCTAAGATGGGTAAGTTCTCCCGTGCAATGCAGAAAGGTTTTGCTGAAGGTGGAGGGGTAACAAATGAAATTCCTTTAGATAATTTTGATACCGGTATTGGTGGCCCACCGCCTTCTCCTATTGATGGCCCAGTAAATGGTCCAGCGCCTTCTCCATTAGTTGACCCAATTACTAAAGCCTATGTGGACATCTTAGGTCGTGCACCTGAGCAAGGTGGTTATGACTATTATACTGGTCAGCTTAATGAAGGTAAGACTATTGAGGATATTCGTAGAGAAATTCAAAACTCTCCTGAAGCTAATGTTCGTGGTGCATATCAAGATTTCTTAGGTCGTGCACCTGAGCAAGAAGGTCTTGAGTATTGGATGCAGAGTTATCAGCAAGACCCTGAGAGTTTCCTTAGTAAGTTTAAAGCTGGTGCTGCCCCTGAATTGCAACAACGTGTTGAACAAAAGTATGAAGGTGTTGAAAACCCAGACCAAGTACTCCAACAAGATATTAGCACTGCCAAAACTGAACTGGATAAAAAGCTTGCTGTACTCACTGAGGTACAAAAGACAGGAAATCAGAAAGCTATTGAAGAAGCTCAAAAGGCAGCTCAAGAAGCTCAAACTGCACTAGAGACTATACGCGCTCGTCAGGCTACCTCAGGTCCAACTACAAGAGAACTTTCTGATCGTGCCCTTAACACACCAGAGTCTTTTGTCACTGAACCCACAGTAAATCAAATTGCAGTAACTCCAGAACAATTAGTTGCTGAAGGTACAGGTGTACCCACTGGCGAGATTACAGATACTAGCGTGTCTACCGTTGATGCTGCAGAAACAGTAACGGCCCCAGAAGGTGCACCTGCGTCTACGATGACTGCAACTACATCTGGTGAAGCTGTTGGAGAGGCACTTGAGGGTGTAGAAAGACCATATAAACAAGTAGACCCTAGTCAAGCTGGATTTACACCTCCTCCTGCAGGCTCTCCGACCACAATGGCTCTTGAGACATACTACAACCCAACTACTGGAGAAAGTGTTACAACCCCTACCGGTGGTTGGACTGCTCCAGAAGGTTTTGTTAAAGGTACACCACCAGACACTTTTATAAAAGGTGGGTTAGAGGCTGCTCAAGGTGAAGTTTCTACTCAAGTTCAAGCTCAGGCTACAGACCCTACCACTCTTGCTCAACTGGGACTTAGTGCACCTCAGATTGAAATCGCCCAGCAAATTGAAGAAGTACCTGACCTTCAGTTAACTCCTGAACAACTTGCTCAAGCTGCTACTCTTGCCTCTACTGGTCTTGAGTTGCCTCAGGCTGTTGCACAAGTAACAGGTGAGTCTTTCCAAGCAGTTGCCGCTAAGTTTGATGGCACTACACCTCAGGCTGAAGCTGTTACAGATTATGATCTTGGTACGGTACAAACTGGGACTCGTAAGGTTTCTGATGCAGAAATACCTCAGGCTCAGGGTATCGGTATGACTGCAGAACAAGCAGAAACAATTACCTCAGATTATGAGTCTAATATTGAAGCTGCTCAAGGTAAAGTAGAGTCGGGTGAAACTATTACAGCCCAAGACTATTACAACCTACCTCCAACAGAAGCAGCTAAAATCGAGAATACTGCTGTTGAAAATGCAGCTAAAGCAGGAGAATATCCTACAGCAGAGGCGGCTAAGGCAGACTTCGAGTCTACAGTACAGGGTGCTCAAGGTCAAGTGGGTGCTAATGAGCTAGTTAATGCTAAAGATGTTCTTAAGGCTGCTGAGGCAGTAGAAGCTGTTGCGGCAACAATTGAAGAACTTAGTACTGCTGCCGTAGCTCAAGCACAACAAGGAACCTTTTCACAAGCTGCCATTGCAAAAGCTCAACTTGGGTCTGTCCCACCTGAAGCCACTATTCAGGGTCAAATGAACAAGTTGATGGAGCAGTTCAACGATGGCACTCCTGCATGGGCTGCTGGCGGTATTCGTGCGGCTAATGCTGCTATGGCTGCTAGAGGTCTTGGTGGTTCATCTATGGCTGGTGCTGCTATTGTACAAGCTGCTATGGAGTCTGCACTGCCTATTGCACAACAGGATGCTCAAGCATTCTTCAACATGGGACTACAGAACCTCAGTAATCGTCAAGCGACTGCGCTTGCTAATGCTGCTGCGGCACAGAACATAGAAATTGCTAATCTAAACAACAGACAGCAAGCCGCCCTTCAAAACAGTAATAACGCTTTTGCTCTTCAGACTCAAAATTTAAGCAATCAACAGGCTGTTGTTATTGCTAATGCCCAAATTAAGGCAGGTTTGCAAGAAACTTCTCTTGGTATTACCGCTCAGATTGCTATTGGTAATGCTGCTCGTTATGCTGAGATGAATAACATTAATTTGACGAATGAACAGCAAGGTATCCTTCAAAGGTCTGCTCAAAATCTAGAAATTAAGATGGCCGGTCTTAGTAACGAGCAACAAACAGCACTTTCAAACCTGCAAGTTCAAGCTGCTATGCGTGGGCAAGAACTTAGCAATGAGCAACAAATGGCTGTACTTCAGTCTACTCAGAACTTTGAGGCTGCTAACTTTGATGCGTCCGCTAAACAACAAGCATTTCTTCAGGATGCACAATCTCGTGCTGCTCTTGAAGGCAGGTCTATGGAAATCCGTAGTCAAACTGCTATGTTCAATGCTTCTCGTATTGCTGAAGTTAATAATATTAACCTTAATAATGAACAGCAAGCCATACTTCAACAGTCTGCTGAAAACCTACAGATTGAAATTCAGGACCTCTCTAATAGACAACAGACAGCTTTGGCCAATGCGCAACTGAGAGCTACCCTTCAGGGTAAGGTTCTTGACAATAAACAACAAGCTGCTATAATTGAGTCAGAGCGTTTTGCAGAGGCTAACAATCTTACTTTCAATGCTAAACAGCAAGCTGTTATCCAAGAGTACGTATCTAATGCGGCTCTTCAAGGTAAGGTTCTTGATAATAAGCAACAGACTGCAATCTTTAATGTAGCTAATGTGCTTCAAGAACGGCAGCTTGAGTTGACTAATGAGCAACAGACTCGTTTGTTCAATACTACCAATGACATGAACATTGAGTTAGCTAACTTGTCTAACAAACAACAAACTGCTCTTGCTAATGCTCAAATTGATGCTGCTATTACTGGTCAAGAACTTAGCAATACACAACAGACTAACGTTGTCAATGCGGCCCGTATTAGTGAGATTGCTAACATTAACTTCACTGCAGATCAACAGAAGGCACTTGAGAACGCTAAACTTGCTCAGACAGTAGACCTAGCTAACCTAGATGCTTCGAGTGCTAAGTTGCTTGCGGATGCTGCTGCTATGTCTAACATGGATATGGCTAACCTCAATAACCGCCAGCAAGCACAAGTTGAGAATGCACGTAATCTCTTGCAGATGGACTTGACTAACGTTAATAACCAGCAGCAAACTGCCATCTTTAAGTCTCAACAGATGATTAATTCTATTCTTTCAGATCAAGCTGCTGAGAATGCTGCCAAACAGTTTAATGCTGCAAGTGAGAATCAGGTTAATCAGTTCTACGACAACCTTGTGTTTGAAGCTAATCGTTTCAGTGCGCAACAAACTAATGCTATCAATCAGTTTAATGCAGGGGAAGAAAATGCTAATGAGAAGTTCATGGCTACCCTTCGTGAGCAGAGAGACCAGTTCATTGCGAATAACAACTTGATTGTTGCGCAGGCTAATGCCAAGTGGCGTCAGGATGTATCTACAATGGACACTGCTGCACAGAATGAAGCTAACATGGAAGCTGCTAGAACTGCTAACCTCTTGACCACTGCTCAGTTGGATAAAATTTATCAGCGTGAACGTGATCTTATGGACATGGCCTTCCGTGGAAGTGAGTCACAAAAAGACAGAGACGTTAATATCTTGTTGGCTGATAAAAACCTAGAAGCATATCGAGATAAGATTGAGGCTGAAGGGGATATGGCTTTTGGTGCTTTTGTTGCTGATACAGTTTCTAAAATCTTCTTCTAAGGACAAATAAATGTATAAAGAAAATTACTTACGAGCTTCAGAGATTGCAGATCGTTTGCAAGAAGACCCAGCTAAACAAGAAAGACTACAGCAGAGGGCAGGTATTATGTCTCGTATCTCTGCTAAAGGGGAAGAAGCTATGTACTCTGAGGGCTTTGATATTGCTAAGTCATTGGCTAGAATCAGACAGAAAGTAAAAGAATCCTCCCCAAAGATTGAAGGTGGGTCTGTGACTGGTATGGCTGTACCTGATACTGGCGAGCTACCTGAGGGTGTTACTCGGCCTATTGCTAGACCTGACACACCTATTGCTGCAGATGCTAGTGATAGGGAATTGCTTGCTAAAACACTTCATGCAGAGGCTGTTGGTGAAGGATATGAAGGTATGTTAGCTGCAGGGACTGTTATTGCCAATCGAGTGGACTCTGGTAAGTACGGGGGAGACAGTCTTAGGGGTGTTATTTTAAAGCCCGGACATTTTTCTGCTTGGAATCTTGCGACAGGTTACGCAGGGGGCAAAGGGGGTTTAAACATGGATAAAATTAAACCTAGTGAAGAAGCCTACAAAGCAGCGGATGCAATTTTAAGTGGTCAACGTCACGAAGTTGTAGGTAACAGGACTCACTATTATGCACCAAAAAAAGCAAACCCAAAGTGGGGGAAAAGAGCTGGTGGAGATTGGGTGACTCTTGGTAATCACGTATTTGGTTGGGCTGATGCAGGAAAAGGTAAATAAAATGCAAACAAAATATAAAATGCCGATCCCCGGACAGTCACTGACTTCCACACCTAAGAATGCTCCCTACGAGAATCCTCCAGAGATTGTTGATCCAGAAGAGGCTCTTGAGGTTCATCTGATGAGACTGACAGAAAAGAAACGTATGGCTGCTGCTCTGGATATGCTAGAGACAGGTATTGATCTTCAGACTCTTGTAGAGGGTATTCTACGTTCTGCAGTCATGAATGGTATTCATACGATTGACGTTGGTCTTATTATTGCACCTGTTATTCATGAATATATCAAGATTACTGCTGATGAAGTAGGTATTGATTATGATGAAGGTTTTGATGATGACGAAGATGAGGAAATGAAGACTTACGTAGTCGCATCTGAACGGGCAAAGAAGAAACTCAAGTCAATGGGTATGATGTCAGAAGATGAACCTACACTTGAAGAACCTGAGGAAGACTCTGGTGAAGATATGCCAGAGGAAGACCTCATGATGGAAGAAGAAATGACAGAGACTAAGCCCAAGGGTTTGATGTCTAGGGAGGGTATGTAATGGCTTCAGCATTTGCAGCAGGTTTTTTTGGTCGTCTAGCGGAGATTTCTGCTGAAGAACGGCAGGCAGAACGTGAGAGAGAAGCTCGCATGGAAGTAATTATGGAGCAAAGAAGAAATACCGTACTTCAACTTGCGGCCTCTCGTGCTAATTCTTATGGCGGAACAAGCTCTTCTTCTGGTGGTACAAGTTCTTCTTCATCTGGCAGAAGTCAAGAAAGTAAAACTGCAGAAATAGATGCTTATGGTAAGTATCTAGTGTCTCAAGGTGCAGACCCAGATAGAGTAGCGCAACTTATGGGTACTAATGACGTAGAAGGTCTTGGTAAACTGGTTGAAAATGTAAGGACAGCAAAGGCAAAATACTCAACAACACTACAAGAAGATTTGCCACCTGAGTTGATTAACGATGTTATTAACAATGCAGTAACAGTTGACAGTGAAACTTACACTATTAATCTTGATGATGTTATTGAAAGCTTTGGCCTAAGCCCTGAGGATTATAACTTCAGCCCTGAGGAACTTGCTGCTGCTGGTCAAGGCTCTACAGTAACTAGAAAAGGTAGAATAGTTACAGATGTAATTGCCGATCCTTCTAAGCCAATGTCGCCAACAGAGCTAGAGAAAATCAACGAAATGGCTAGAAATGCTTCCGTTGAACTGGCAAGAAAAGAATTGGTAGGTTATAAAAAGATGTTGGAAGATTTGCGCGAAGGAGGGAGACTTTATAATTCCTTGGAGGGTGACTCCGACACTGTTGGTTATTTTAGAGAGTTGGCTACAAGAATGTCAATGGATATTGAAAGTGCACTTGACCTAGCAAAAGAAAAATCTTACGTCGATCTTATGGATATGTACGGTCAAAATAGTTACAGTGCTCTAGATGATGTGTATAAATTAACTAAACGTGGTATGCCTTTGCCTTACATGGGAGATAATTCAAGAATACTTAAACTCCCAGAAGAACAAAAAGACTACTTTGATTTTGTGCTGGGTGAGTATGGAATTACCAACTACACGTTTGTACCCTCTAACCAATAAGGTAGATAATGTCTGACCTATTTTTAAACCCAATATTTAAGTCTGCTCCTAAACCTTTTCAAGATGAGGAAGATAGAATGGAGGAACAAAGGGTAATAGAACCTAAGCAACAACCTATTGTACCTCCCATCTTTAAAAAAGCACCTAAACCTCTTGACGGTAAACCTGCACTAACAGAAGTACCTGAGGTAGAGGACCCAGACCAACCACCAAACTATATCTTGCAACTACAAAATGTTTTGCAGGAATACGAAGACACACCTATTACCAAGGAAGTTGTTCTTGGTGACAAAAGGCTCATGTCTGTAATCAGATATAATCTAAGAAAGCGTATGGGTTCACCGCAAGATAGCGGACTAAAAAGTGCTGCAGTAGGTACGTATAGAATTGCAAGTAATATAGCAGGTGGTTCAACAGGACTGGTAGTTTCTGATGTAGATTCTATGTCAGATGAAGAAGCTTTTGAATCTTGGCAAGAACACCAAAGAAGTTTTGCTGGTGGTCAAACTGTGACTACTGCTAACGAACTTGTGTTTGGTATGAACGCGGATGAAGCTACAAAAGCTGCTATGGGTGCTGGTTACCTCCTTTTTGATTCAATGGCTAATATCTTTTCAGGTGATGTGACTTGGAAAGAAAAAGGGGATGCTATCTTAGATTACGCACAAGCTGGTATATGGGACCCTGCGACTATTTTAGGCTTTGGTATGGGTAAGTTTATTGGCATCGCCACAACTAAGGCTACAACAACAGCATTTAGAGTAGGTGCGAAGAAAGCTCTGCAATCATTGATGGCCAAAGGTATGTCAAAAAGGGCTGCGATTAAAGCAACAGGCGGGGCTATTAAAGCGTCTCCTTTTATCGCTTCAGAAGTTTTGATTAACTCTGCGGCTGACGTTGCTTATCAAAAGACAAAGATAGAAACGGACGCACAGAAGGAGTACTCTGCACTTCAAACTGGAGTGTCTGCACTTGCTGTTACCGCTATGCCTTTGGTTTTTGGTGTAGCTGGGGTGACTCGTGCAGCAACAACCTCTGGACCTCTAAAGAAAACAGCATTAAATCTTAATTGGGTTGACAAAGAACTAAAGAAACTCCCGGACTTTAATGTTGCAAAAAAGTCTGATGTAGAACGTGCGTATGCTTTGATGAAGAGCAGACTCCCTATGGAAGAAATTATAGACACTTTTGATGATACTTTTGGTCATATTGTAGGTGATCCCAGTAAGATAAAGGCATGGGATGCGCAGAAAGGTGAGTTTATCCCCGCTACTGCTGGAAAGCTTACTAATGCGCAAGCTCGTGAGGCATTTACTAGAACCTTTTTGTTTGGTGAAGATGGCTTTAAGGGTTATTATGTGGCATTAAAAGAAGCTGGTTTCTCTGCTCATCCTATAATGACAAAAGATCATAAGATAACTGGTGTTGTTGGTGAAACTATTAAATGGATAGATGACTCTGTTGTAAAGAAACATATGAAAGCTTTTGAAAAAGCTAATGGCGTTAAACTAAATATCGGATACACTTCAGAGGATTTAGCTAACGAGTTTATGTCAGGGATAAGTATTGGTGCAAAGAGTATGCAACAAGCCTCTTGGCTGTCAAGACTAGAAAAGATGGGCCTTAAAGACGACGAAGCACTAATGAAGTTCCTTCGTGGTGAAGCTGATGAAGCTGCTATTAAAGACCCTAAGATGGGACAGTTTGCACTTAGCACATACAAGAGACTGTTGACTTCTACTTGGGCTACCACTGGTGCTAACCTCAAAGGTTTTGGTCAGTTAACTTCTCTTAATGCTGCTGCTGATGTCCTCGTTGGTACTGGTGAACTTGCTTTTGGTGCACTTTCTAAGATTGTAGGCAGAGACCCTGATAAAGCTAACCTTTTATTTAAGAAGGGTTTGTTTGATATTACCAGCCCACTGTATCGTGCTAGAAACGCTATGGACCCTGAGCAATCACTTAAGGTTGGTGAATGGTACATGCGTCAGTTCCCTGAAGTAGAGTCAGCTCTTATGAGGGAGGTTAGTGGTGCTGGTGGTGCTGTTACTCCGCTTAAGCAGATGAATATTGAGCCGGGACGATCCGTTAAAGAAACTGTTGCAGGTGGTATTGACAGGTTTACTGAGGCTGTTCAGGCTTCTGCTGGTGTTCGGCTTCAGGATAAGATGACTAAAACATGGGCACTTGGTAATAACGTAGATGTGTATATCATGCGTGAGTATGGCATGAAACCGCAAGAGTTTTTTTCTCGTCCTGATTCTATTCTTGAAGTTGCTTCTGACAGGTTCCGTGATCGTGTTTTAGACAAAGCTATTAACAGAACACTAAGAGAAACAGCATCACTGCAATGGTCAACACTTACTGCAAAACAAAATAAAACAATGGCACGAAGTGTGGCTAAGTTCATTGAAGGTGTTACAAATAAAACTGTAGCTGGTTACATTGTACCTTTTGGTAGTTTCTTGAATACTACCTTGGCAACTGCTGGAGATTTGTCAGGTGTTAACTTTATTCGTGGTCAGTTAATGAGGGTTACGCCGGGGAAAGTGGCTGATTATGCTACCCAAGACGGCGCTGAACTTCTTGCTAAAGGTGTTGTAGGTTGGAGTGCAGTTATTGCTGGCGTTCCTGCTGCTCTTGAGCGTCTTGAGAAAGGTTATGCTTGGAATCAAAATGAAAGAGAGGATGGGTCAGTTGCAGATGAAACATTTACTTGGCCTGAGTCTGTACTTAGATTAGCATCTCAAATTATTGCTCATATAACAAAAGACGGTCAATTCAACCCTGAATCTTACTCTGATGTGCCATCGGAACTCTGGGAAGAATTTAGAAATGCACCTTCTGATTTGAGACGTGAAGCTCTTATTCAAACTGGGGGTCAAGCACTGAGGGATTTTGATGATGTTATCAAATCTATTGAAGGCTCCTTCACTGCCCTTATGAATGGGGAGGAACTAGATGCTTGGAAAGAGCTTGCCCCTGTGTTGTCTCAACCAATCTCAGGTGTTACTCGATTTATGGACCCTTATAATCAGCTTTGGGGGGTGATGACTGACGGCAACCTGACACCTGATAGAAGACAAGGTTCAATATTCCTTAATAATGCTCTTCGATATGTTGACCAGCTTACAGGTTGGGATGAGCAAATGGAGAAAAGAGCATATCCAACGGAAGGATTACGTGAGACAGTAGATTTAGGTAAGCAATTGATGGGGGAAAGAACTGCTCCTAGACTAACATTGTCTGCAAAAGTTTTGAACACTGCAGGTATGACTGCTTGGAACAATATCCGTTTTGAAGGTCCTCCAGAAGTCAAGAACAAGATGGATGAATTGGTTGTGAGTTATCTTGATGCTTACTCTAGAAGAATGCTAACGGAACATCCTGATTTTTTCACGAGTAAGAAAATGACAACAGAACAGAGACAAGATTTGGTTAAATCTAATGTGATTGATCCTGCTGTAACTACTGTTAAAGACCTTGTGAAAGAAGGCTATCTACCACCTGAGTATGATTTGTTGCGTCAGGCTTCTGGACTTAATAAAAAAGACTTGTCAAAGGTAAAAGATTTCTTGGGTGTTAAAGAAAGCCTTGTTGATCTTGCCCAGACTGAAGAAGGTAGAGCCACACTGTCTAAGCTTATTTACCTAACAGATAACTACGACGATATTTTTATGAAGGAATTTAAGTTAGACTAAATAAAAAGAGGAACCCGAAAGCTCCCCTTTGTCATAGTAGTTAGTCTGGGGTATTTTTTACTAGATACTCCAGTAACTCTTCTTCTTTAATCCAGAGTGGTACTCCTATTTCTTTACCCGTGTGCTTGTGGATATAAGTATAGTATCCCCAGTCTAAGTGTGTTATCACAAGATCGTAGTCTTTATTGTACTCTTTTGTTTTCATTTTCATTTTCATACCTCTTCTAACATATAATCAGCTAGTTCATATGCAGACCTTTTGATCTCAGCCCAAGGTGCTTGCCCTCTTGTATTAATCAGGATGGCAGCACCGAAGGCACCAGCTAGATACTCACGAGAAGTCAGAGGAATATTCTCTGGCTTCTTTTTTTGTCTGAACTCCTTGGCTTCCTCCTCCAGAGAGATTTGAGAAGTACTCTTGGTTGTACCCCCGTTCCCATTCTTTGTAGTTGTGGCTCCCTTCTTGATAGGGGTTCTCGGCATTGGTTCTAAATCCTTTTTTACCTTCTTCAAAAGGTTTCATTTGCTTTTGTACCTTGTGTTTCTCTTGAATAACAATTCATTTCAAATAGCGGAAAACTTGTCTGCGTTTCAAAGTATGCAGTGGCCTCTACTCGTCTGGCTTCACATTCTTCATAAGTATTAAAGAATAGAGGCAAGAAACCATCTACAAACTGAGGTTGAGGACCTCCGAGATGGAACAGAACTATTAGTGCATATTTCATGATGTGTCTCTCATTGTTTGAATTAGTTTTTCAAGGTACCACTTAGCTTTGTATAAGTCTTCAATGCCATTTTTGTATCGCCATCGGTGCATATACTTTGCAATGTTGCCTCGTAGATAACCAATGAACTCTTCTTTGGTTAGAAAGTCCTCTATGTAGTCAATAGCTTCAATCTTACCTTGACCATAGTGAGGGGGGTTGTTCACGTTGTCTGTCATTTATAGTCCTTCAGCTAGGAAAGTTTTTACCCACATTGCAGTTACGTCACTCCTGATAATATCCTTAACAGTGAACTCAATAACTGGTATTGGTAGTGTATACTTTTTTATCAAGTGTGTCAACTTAGAAAGTCCGTCTCCTTGTCTAAGGTCAGACTGTTGTGTGTCACCATTGATAACTAGCTTAGACCCTTCGCCAACACGAGTTACCAAAGCTTTAAGTTCTTCCACTGTCAGGTTCTGAGCCTCATCAATAATAATCAGTGTATTATCGAATGAACGACCCCTGATAAGGGCTAGAGGTACAGTTTCGATATTACCGTGCTTAAGTCCTGTTTCTACAACCCCCTTTCCTAGATGCTTCTCAAGTACGTCAATCACAGGCAAGGCCCAAGGAGCACATTTCTCCTCTAGTGTACCGGGGAGGAATCCAATGTCTTTACCTACAGCTACATGAGGTCTTGTGATAACAATCTTCTCAATGTCTTTGGTGTGATACTGACTTGCTGCAAAAGTAGATACTACATATGTCTTACCTGTACCTGCTGGGCCTAGTACTACTACTTGGTCACTCTCTTTAAGAGCCTCTATGTACATAGCCTGTTTATCAGTTTTAGGTAGCAAGTCAAAAGGCTGTTTACCTGTGTCATGTTTTGTAGTTGTTCTACGTGTCTTTGGTTTAGGCTTTTGCTGTACCATTACTTGTCCTTAATATGGATCATTACTGTCATCCAGTGCTTCTTCGATTAACCATTTAGCAGTTTCAGTATAGCCACCAATCAAGTAGCCATCTGGTGAAAATACTTGAGGTACTGTCTTAAGTCCTGCTAGTAGCATTAGAGTACGAATAGCTGGGTCTTTGTCTACGTAATGAACAATAGGTTTCTGTCCCGCATTCACTAACTCCTCCAGTACTTTTTCACACCAACCACAATTAGCTCTACTTATCACTGTGTAGAAGTTCATCCCCGATCTCCTAGAGTATTTTTTAGTGAACTTAATACCCGCTCTAATTTTAATCCGTCATGCGCACGAGTGCAATAGATTTTTATAGGTCTGTGAGTCCTACCGTCATCAGTTTCTTCTACTAGGTCTAGCAATCTGAACAGTTCCCTCACTAAGGCGTCATACTCTTGGACTTTACTTGTTAAGCTCATTCATTATCCTTTCCCTTTCCTCTTCGGTATACTTGGACCATAACCGTATCTGTTCTAAGGTACGATCACAGCCCAAGCACTCACCATCAAGAACCTTGCAGACTTTAATACAAGGTGTTTTCACTACTTAGATACCACAAGAGCCACCAGTACCTGAGATGTCACAAATGTCATGGCTTTCAATGTGCTCCTCAAACTCCTCTCCAAGTTTTTCTACAGCCTCACTATAAGGTACAGATGTCAAAGGTTGCCCACCACGAGAACCATCTGGGTAACAAGTGAAGCCGCGTAGTCGGTGGGCATACTTAGCAAGTGTACCTGCGAACTCGTTAACAGTATCTTCATTGTTGGATTTACTCCCCCATGCTGGTAGGTTAATGGTTGAACTGATAGCCATGTCTACGTAGTCTTGAACATCAGCTTGGAACTTAATGCGGCGTTCAAAGTCATCTGCAAGATCAAGAGCACTTTCGATGTTGTCTGGATCGGCTCCGTAAAGATCAATAAGCTCTTGTGCAGCACTGTCTACTACATACTGGTAATGCCAACGGTTAGAGCCTTTAAGATAACGGCGCTTATAAGCAACAGCAAAGATAGGCTCAATGCCAGTGCTTGTGCCAGCAAGGATACCAATGGTCCCCGTAGGGGCGATAGCACGGTTAGCGACAGGACGTGAGATACTAAGACGGTCAGCAAAATCACGAGATACAGTATCACTAACACCTTTGTATACTCCTAGCCATTGATGAAGCTCTGGGGTGACCTCATAGCGATAACCCTTCTTAATAAGCCACTCGTGCATACCCATGATACCCAAACCAAGACGGCGGTTCTTAGCACGTGTCAATGCTACTTTCTCGTATGGTAAGTCAGCCTTTAAGGTACCACAAATAAGGAACATTGTAGCCAAACGAACAACATCCTTAAGTTCATCAATGTCTTTGATACGACCAAAGTTAAGGCTACCCAAGTTACACACATCAGAGTCATCAGCAGAGGTGACCTCCGTACAAGCGTTTCGTAGGGTCTCATCTTCCTTATCAAAGAAGTTAAAGGCAAACCCCGGCTCTGCTGTCTTTAGTGCTTGGCGTACATTCTCCTCAAAGACCTTACCGTAGTCACCTGTCTTCCAGTAGTTCATCAACCATTCGGTGTCGTAGTTGACAGATACGTTAGTCATGTCCAGAGGTGCAGGGAAGTTAAAGTCTTCTTGCTTAATATCCCATAGAGATTTTCCAGTTTTACCTACAGGCATATCTGCCCAATCTTTAGCCTTTAGGAACTTGTGAATATCACCATGCTTCCAGTTAAGGCTTGCGTAGATAGCACTTCTGCGGGAACCTCCTTGCATGACACGACGACCAATCTCGTTAATCATGTTCATCTTGGGGATTGGTCCTGAAGCCTGACCACCTGTGCGTTGGATAGGTTCACCCTCTGCCCGGTACACTGAGTAGTCTACACCAATACCGCCACCTGTCATCAAGCAACTTTCAGCTTTCCAGCTAAGGTTAGCCCAATCCTCACGAGTATCTTCCTCTGCCTTAAGAAGATAGCAGTTATTAAAGAACTTGTTAGAACGTCCAGCATAGTAAAGGTAACGACCACCGGGAATAAACTTCATGTCCCGAATATATGTAGTTAATTGATCCTTGTCTTCTTTGGACATCCCTTGATCACCAGACACACTACAGACATCTTCCACTAGAGTCTTAGCAAGGGCACCCCAAGTCTCTGCACCTTCATGTCGGTATTTGTGGTTAAAAATGTCTTCCGAGAACTTGCTTCGGAACATCGGGTTCAGGTTGCTTTTGTAGTTGTTATTCATACAAGGTCCTCCAGTCGTACCTTAGGTGCATTTTCACGTTTCATTATCTTACCATCCTCACGCCGTTTAATAGTACCATCAGGTTGTGTTACCCGCAAGACATTATTCACATGAACACGATAGAGAGCTTCATCTAGGTTCCATCCTTTACTAAGTGCATAGCCATAGATCACGTATATGAGGTCAGCAAGTTCTTTGAGTTCTGATGTACGATCTCCATTGATCTGAAGTAACTCTTGTACCCACTCACCATACTCTTCCATAATCAGACGTGAGTACAGTTGTGGTGTACCATCCTGACCAGTAAACTCCTTAAAGTACTTCACCATCTCCATAGGGGTAGCATAGTGATTGTCGTCATCCCCTGTCCAGTAACCAGTTGAATCATTGTAGATTGCCATTGCGTCTATATCGTCTCGTTGTATCATCGTTTATATACCTCTAGTCCTTTTACTTTTAGTTCATCCAAGTCGTGTAGCCAGTTAGTGAAAAGCTCTTCTAGGGTCTCAACTTCATCGTCATATACCCCAAAGATATTATTCTCTTCATCTATTTTAATTTTAATTGTAACCTCAAACTCCACGGAAAGACTCCAAGTTATATTCATTTGTCAGCATAAGTCAATCCCAAAAACTGTAGGCCATAGCTAAAAAACAGACTGCGACAATTATAGCAACTATCCACTCCATTAACCATATATCTCCTTAAGTGCTCTCATTGATACCCACTCATGGTCATACACACCATTCTCTAGATTACGTTTGACGACCACTCCATGTCTCCATTCATTGTTACTTTGCCCCGCCCAAGACTCTTCTTTGCCCTTGAAGCACCCAACCACATGCCCGATAGTCGGATTAGGGAATGTAGACCCTTGATAGTAATAGCTGTATTTATGGCTATGACCAACAGATACAGAGCATCCAACTTTGGATAGAAGAGAGTGAGCATGATGGATGCCTGAGATAGCAGTGCCATAATTCCCACCAGAGATAAAATGGCTGTAGAGTACACCATCGTAGCTAGCGAGGGCTGGACCAGAGTTTTCATACTCGTGGTAGTCGTCGAACCAGTGGTCCGTTTGAAGATGGCTGAAGGATACCCCGTATTTTGCTCCCTCCAGTCGTGGATCATTGGCGATAGCTTTTTTAATTCTGTTCTCGTGGTTGCCCTCAAATCCAACCCAAAAGGGTCTCTTTTTCCTGTGGTGCTTGAATTTCCACCGAAGACGTTCTTGAGAGTCGTTATACGATTCAATATCTGCTTCATAACTTTGGTTCACAATCGCTTGAGGGTATCTTGTGTCATAGGAGTTTAGGGAACGCATGTCTGCACCATCACCTAAGTCTACAACCATATCAGGTTTGAGGTCGTAGAGGAATGCACCTAACCAAGAGAATCTTTCGTTGCCTGCTTGGGGGTCCGCATGAGCACATGAAAATACTACGGTAGTTTTTCCCATCAGTGCAATCCTTCATCAAAGTTAAAGTCTATTTGCATTGGTTCCATTTTATTTCTTAAATCCTCACAAAATTTATAGGCGTCATTGAACTCACTGAAGTAAAACTGTTCAGTCCAATATTCGTCTTTGTCATCTTCAGTTACCATTACAAAGATAACGTAACCACCATTAGGTAGTTCTTCAGGTCCACGCTCTACTTTCCAGACTTGCATTTAAACTCCTTTAAGAACCATTCTGCATCTACAATTGCCATAGGTTTCTTTCTGTCTCCCTTGCATATCAGTACTGGCTCAGAACCTTTAGGACAGTTTGCCGTAGCTTGTTCATAGTCTTTATAAAATGCAAATGCTTTCTTAGCCTTACACTCAAAAGACATGGGCCATTGCTTACGGGCAGCAGAGGAGAGCTGTATGTCCTCCCCTCCGGCACCCATAGAAGTACTCCTCACATCTGAAAGGTCAAGACCCTTAGAATTTTTGAGTACTTCATCACGAGTCCACTGCTGTAGCCTACGTCCCTTAGCCTTAGCGGACTGCACTGAGATTTTCTTACTCGGCATAACTTCCGATCATAAGGTTGTGCTTGAAGAGTTCTAATGCCCATAGAATATTACCACCATCTGCAAAAGCCTTAGTTAATGCTGCATTGAAGTTACCATCTTTATCATACCCCATAATCATAAAATCTTGAAACACTTCTTTGCATTCATCTAGGAGTTCTTCAGGTGTTTTCTCTGGGGACTTGAGGTTGATTACGTTGTCTGTCATTGTACAAGCTCCGGTACATTAGGTTGTTTGTTTACTTCAGTTAGGTACTGCACACCACCAGAATATAGGAAAGATCGAACCTCTGGCCAACAGTGTTTACGATATTGGCAGTATGAACAAGCAGTAGCCAACTTTTTGTTAGGACTTGTTTTGGACTGAGGTAGGTCAGGCAGTCTATCAGGTGGAACAGAACTATTGACCATAGACTTAAGGGACTCAACTTCTTGCTCCTTTTGTTTCATCTCTTCTGTGAAGTCATACACATCAAGACACAAACGCCAACGATCTTTTTGTACAACAAGGAAAGCACCACGAGTTTTGTCTTTAACTAGTGGGTCATCTTTCCCTGCATATACATATGAACCTAGCTGGCTGATGTAACCAAATGGATCATCGTCTCTCAAGTTATGGTCGTAGAACTTTTGAAAACCGTACTTACTAGCAGACTTAACATCTACTGTCACACCATCAATAACACAATCTCGATGACCTTTGATTCCATGAACATCAAGTCTGTCTTGTTCACCTTGCACATCATGTCCTGCTGCTTTAGCTAGGGAGATCACTACAGCTTCCAAGAGGTCACCGTAGAAGAAAGTCCCTAGTGCTTCAGCAGAAAGAGGTTCCGCCTTGTCTGTCTCATTAACCGTATACCATAACTTACGCTGACAAGGGGAACCTAGTGCTGACAGAGAGAGGTAGCCCCGTGGTTCTTGGGGCTTTGAAAACCTGTCCTCTGTAACTTGAGAGATAGTATCTGCCAAGTATTTCGTTAGTGTAGCATCCCAACCTCCATTACCTAAGATGACGTTGTTGATGTCTTCTACAAGTGTGTCTATTGTTTTGCTCAAAACGGAATCTCATCATCTGCTACTTCAAGGGCTGGCTTAACTACTGAGTTAGTCTCTGGTGTATCTGCTGGTGGCTTGTAGTATGAACCTTTACCACCAACTGTTGTAACCTCATCGTCATCACGCTCTGGTGTTTCATAAGGTACCAACTCAAGAACCTTAACTTCTTCCATAGAAATTAGGGTTACATTGTTACCATCCCAACGATCAAGAGTAACTTCAACGATAGAACCATTACCAACATTATCAGTGAAGTTGTTACCATCCTTATCTACTACCTTGGGTGGACCAAAGACCATCGTCTTCCCATCTTTAGTTACACGCTGGTGGTTACGTTTGCACTTGTAGTAGAGGTTACCACCATCATCTTCCTTGATGAGTTGCCCAAGCATACCCTTGTGTGGTACCCCAGCGGCGATAAGGTCTTTGCGCTTAACTGAGTCATCGAAAAAGAGGTTCATAAGGTAGACACCACCAACCTCCATCAGTTTAGTCTTGATGTGATCTGGTGTACCTGCATTGCCTGTGTCCTTATTGTCTTCACGAAGGCGGGCATACATTGCAGTACCAGTAAGTTTGATTTTAGCCATACGTATTTATCTCCTGTTACGTATCATAAACTTTATAAAAACTATAGCACGGTTTAAGAACCAGTGTCAACAGCTTTTAGTGAATTTGTGAGTATCGGTTACCGAATTGTACATCAATACCTAACTCCACGTTCAGTTTCAGTTTGTCGTTAGTCTTAGCGATAGCCCATGTCAGAACTTCTTCATAGTCTTTCTCCTGTCCTTCTGGAAGAGTTGCAATAAATTCATCGTGGAATTGACCACAAGGTAGGACACCACGGATCATGCAGTAGCCAAGCCATGTGTCGAAGCAGTAGGCACCTGTACCTTGGTTAAGAGTAGAGAACTTATCTTTGTCATATCTGAGAGTGTACCAGAACTGAGATACCGGATTCCACACCCACATCTGACCACCAACTGTCTTGACCTTAGCATCATCAGCAAAAGCCTTAACAGCCCAGTTGCGTTCCCAATATGCGTCAATAAGATCACCAGCTTCCTTGATAGACATGCCTGTAGTCCTAGACATCTTCAAAGCACCAACACCATAGACACTGCTGTAGTTGACTGGCTTGAACTTCTTACGAACATCTTTGATAGCCTTGAACCTAGTCTTGTCATTAACAGTGTCCTCATCTGCTTGAGTGTAGAACCTGTAGTCATCACTGGTGATGTAACCAGCTTTAGTTGCAAGGTCAAGGTGTTCATCAAAACCATCAACAGACATTTCTTCTACATACTCTTGGTCATATGGGTAGATGAAGTGACGCTTGGTTGTAGACTCAAGTGAAGACATATCAGAGCCACATAGAGTGAACCCGTCAGGTGCAGTAAGACAACCGCGTACTTCTTTACCCCAAGGCTTGTCAACACCCGGAAGATTAACCAGAGGTGACTTGTGCTTGAAACGAAGTGTATTGGTCAGTCCATTGATCTCAGCCTTGACGTAACCATCCTCGTCCACATTCTCAAGATAACCTTTGAAGATAGCCTTGCGGTGCTGAATGACAGTAAGGCCATCAAGGATACCTACACCTTCGTCTTTGTCTATGAGAAGCAATACCGACTCTGTAAGTTCTCCTTTCTTTGGGTGCCCCGGCTCACTGTAACGAACCTGAGGAATCTTTTTCTCTTTACCGTCACTGTCTTTGTCATACTTGTAGGTACATGGTTCCCAACCAAGAGAGAACAACCAATCTTTAACCTGAGGTACAGAGTTAGGGTTAGGTGCTTCCATACCTGACAATACTGGTACTGGTTCGCTGTGGTCACTGGGCAACTGGTTCTCCATAAGAAGATCAAGCCAACGCTGACCGACTACAGAAGGTGTACCATCTATCTTGTAGATAGACTTAGGTGGGTTCTGCATCTTATACTTAGGTACCATAGGCATGTGGGCCTTAAGCTGTTCTACTTTCTCCTCTTGTTGTTGTTCAAGATCATCAAAGCATTTCTGTGCGAGGTCAACATCCAGCTTCCACTTGACTTGTTCTGCTGTAGCTGCACACTTCATCTTAAAGGTGAGATACTGAAGAAACCTGTCCATGTTGGCTTTGTCTTTACCATAGACGAACTTGAATCTCTTGATTAAGTCTTGCCACAAACACCAGTTAATCTTCACATCCTCGGTACATCTGTGTGCGTACTCTTCAGGTGTTAGGTTCTCCCAGTCATCAATCTTAGGCTTAGGGATACCGAAGTCTTCGCCGAAAGAGTCAAGTCCATGTGATGATCTGTCTACGTTGATAACCCAAGACATAGGTAATGTGTCATAGAGTTTAGCTTTGATGTTTACGTTAAGGATACGCTCAAGTACTGGAATGTCATACCGAACAATATTGTGCCCTATGAGAATCTTCTGTGACTCGATCCAGTCTTTTATCTCTTGTTCATCAAATAGTGTGTGGTAGTTCTCCCCGTCTTGTGTGTAACTTAAGCAGTGTACCTTGGTAGCCTCTTCAAGAAGCCCGTCAGTTTCAACATCAAATATCATCACATACCTTATGCAAACTCCCTTAGGATTGTTGTATCCCTGTCATAAAAGAGTGAACCAGCCTTACCTAACTTAGCGAATGGCCTGTTCTTATCGAGGATAATGTTGGTTGTGTTCTGTTCTATCTCATCCTCACTTTCTGTATCACGTTCTAGTTTCATACAGATGATAGCTTCTTCTTCAAGTGCTGCTGCGTACTTGGTCCTACCGTCTTCGTTCACCTGACTGATGAAGATAACACCGATGTTAAGTTCCTTGGCAAGTTGAGCCATACGTGAACCTAAGGTAGTCAGTGTAGACGTAGCGCCATCAACACCAGTAGCAGAAAGATAAGCTAATCGTTGCACGTGGTCAATGAAAACATAATCAACACCGTACACTGTGGCAGCAAGTCGCACATAATCCAGTAGCTTCATTGGGTCGTCAGAGGAACGCATCTCAAAGATGACAGTACGGTCTCCTTGTGCAGCCTTGATAGCAGCCTGTATCACTTCATCTTCTGTGTAACCATTCTCCTTTGCGTCATCCTTAGTCCTGACATTATTACCAAGCTCATATGTAGCCATAGCACGGTAGGTAGTTGACTTCATTTCTTCCATGTGAAGACCAGCTATCCTAGTGTCAGGGTCCTTAAGCATTGCAAGTTCAAAGAATCGGATAACCTCAGTTTTACCTGTGCCTCGTGGTGCCTTGATGAAGGTAAGACCACCCTTAACCAGACCTCTGCACATCTCATCAATACCACTGTGTCCTGTTGGTACATACTGATAAGGGTTCTCGTTATCGATGGCAGTGATTACAGCATCATCACCAGTGAAGAAGTTCTCAGGTGTGTACCTCTGAGGTTTGAGTGCAGCCCACTTGAGTTGTTCCGCATGTCCAGCAGTAAGGAACTCGTTAGCATCCTTGTGCTGACTCATATTCACATAATAGAACTTAGTGGGGAATATCTCATATAGTCTGTCAGCAGACTTACGACCAGCATTATCTAGCTCACCTGCGTAGATAATCTCTTGGAAGGAGTCTAGATAATCCCTGTTCTTCTTTATGAACTTGTCACCCCAAGAAGCTGTAGGTAGGGCCTTTACGGGGTATGTCTTACCAAGTACTTGATATAGTGACGCTGCATCAAATTCTCCTTCAGTGAGGTAGAGTTTCTTACTTGTTCCTGCATTGAACTCAGGACCGAACAAGTCGTTGATTGCTCGGTTGTCCTTAAGCCAGAACTTCTTTTCTTCATAACCACGATACTTAGTATTGTCAGGGTAACCAAAGGCATAACGTACAGGCGTACCATCCTCAGCTTTTTGTAACTGAATGCGGTATAACTTAGCTACGTCTGCATCTAGTCCCCTGATACCATCATAGGTAACAGATGTAACTGGGATGTCCATAATGTTCCTTCGTTGTTTGAGTGGATAGTCTTCTGAGGCCCAGTCGAAGACCTCAGGCATATTCTTTGTTGGGTAACTCTGTTTACATGAGTGGCAATAGCCATAACCATCTTGTTGCCAGTTGAATGCGTCAGAGCTACCACAGTGTTTGTAAGGGCATGGTCCTAGTGCCACTAGGTTCTCCTTTAGAAGTTGGGAATGTAAGTGTCTCCCTTTTGTAGTAAGTGTTGGAGATGTTCACGGAGTAAGTATAGAGCTTGTAACTTATCTGGGCAACCCCCTTCCCACTCCAATTCAGATATTTCTTTGTCTGTTTCCCTGAGTTGAGTGCTTATACACTGAAGTCTGGAGTCCATGTGTCAAGTCCTTATGGTTTCTTTTTGTGAAAGAAAGTATTATTGCTTGCCCCCTTCTAGGAAGATTTTTAGGGTTTTTTCGTTATCCTGCAAGTCAGCACTTACATTTTTCACATTCCATAGTGATAATATCCTACCACTGTCGCCTATGACTTCTACTCTGGTCACTTTACTTAGCTTATTCATCGGTTTTTCCTTTTCAATCAGGGCAAGTACGGCATCTTGGCACCCACAAGCGTAAGCGCATTCTCTGGACGCCTCCCGCAACGCTTCCTCCCGCGCAGCCGCTACCAGTGCGTTTTCTTCTATAAGTTCCTCTTTTGTCATATTGATACATACCCACAAGTTCCCGGATACAAGAGTTTATAGTTACGGTTCCAGTCTGCTACCCACTTTGGGTTACCTTCATCTAACACAGGATAGCCACTGTCCACATAAGGCATAAGATAGCAGTTCCGGTACCAATAGTCATCACTTGGCTTCTCTAGCCTAAACCTAGCATGTGCATCTTTGTCAAGGGACTCAGCACGAGGTAGGTCATCAAGGCAGTCAGTTAATTGGTCAAGTGCAGTCTTCGATGTGGCATACTTGGGGAAATGTACATTATATTTAGAAAGAATGATAGCCCTACATGCTAGTTGTCCTTGTTTGTTTTCACCCCAAAGAATCTCAAAGTCACCTGATCCATAGGCATAAGCTGGGTGATGCTTAAGTCTGTTGTATTTCTTTTGCATACAAGAATTAGCCAGTGACTTGTTCCAGATTGTTGTCATGAAGTTACCACGCTTGGTGCTCTTTGACATACGATACACTTGAGAGAAGGCATCAGGGTCTTTGCTGCGATGGAAGGTAAGTTCCTCTGGGCCAAACTCGTCTTTGTACAAATCAACAAGAGTCTCTACACCCATATCAGGGAAGTTGTTAAATATTTTCCTAAAGGCTTTCCCCGGCGTCATGGGTACACGTTTGTTTGCGTGGTTAATGTAGACCATAAGTTCTTTAGCATGGTTATTTGGTGCAAACTCTTCGATCTGTTGTGAGTACTCTGGGAGAAAACCCTTAAGCCAGTCAGACAGACGTGAG